CCTCCTGTTTTACTCAATCCCGATACCTTCATTGCGGATCTCCTGTTGGGCCACCGTTGTCATTCTCAGGATGCACGTGTGTGCCGAAGTTGATCCCACCAATAGTAGCAGCCGGGACCGTCAGAGTACCGCTGCAACCGATATCACCGTTCACTGTCAGGTTGCCGTTGATGGTCAGGTTGCCGTTGATGACCTGATCACCCGTTAGGGTGTAGTTGCCAGTTTGCTCCCGATTACCATCATGCACGTAGTCGCCTTGCTGGTACGTGTCTCCGATATGCGTGATCACGTCCGGTATCATGAAGGCTCCTGAAGCGGTGTTCACCCCGACGACCGCGAACCCGTCAGAGTAGTCATGCATCCGCATTTCAAGTGGTGGCTGGAAGTCACTTCCCGCGTACCAGCGGTCAAAGCATCGTTCGGTGAACAGCAGCAAACAGTAATCACCAACGGCGATGGGGTGAGCCGTGTAACTCCCACCGCCTTGAAGGAATACCGGGGGCACTTCAATGAAGTCAGGCAGTTGCACAGACTGCCCCTTCAGCATACGGTTGATGACAGGTCGGCAATTGATCGTGGTGGCATGCACTGCCGTCACCCGTGCGACCGTCATAGTGTGAAGGTTCGCCAGGGCTTCAAACAGTTTGTCATCCAGTACCTGATAGAGTTCTTCACTCATTGCCCCACCACCTTGTAGTTTGCAGCACGCTCAGCAGTGACGATCTGTGTCCAGTCGCTGCCCGTATAGTCGCCTGAATAGTTGATCTGCTTGATGCGATAGACACCGTTCAACCTTGGTGCCGTGATGCTTGCCAACTCACACAAGCCCGCTACCTTCAGCGTGGGGTTCATGATGGTCTGGAATGTCACTTCACCCTTGCTGGCCTGAGGCGTGTTCATCAAGCCGGTGCGTGCGGTCACCAGTGGTGCCAGGTCAGTGCGAACTTCATCATTGCGCAACACGAAGAGCTGTTCATCATCAATAAACATGGCTTCGTTGTCGTCCAGCATATCGGTGATCAGACGGGCACTGTTGCCCACCAACACCTTCGGCCTGACAAGCTGCGTATGCGGTGTGATCGCACCTTCAGCCGTGTTCGGCATGTCTCCCAGAGCGGCACGTATGGCCTGATCTTTACCGCGTACTGTCACGCTGGTGAAGCTGTTCAGCGCATCCTGTCCACCGTCCAGGCATTCAATGGTGTTGACGAAATCAGCGCCTTCACGCTGGTGCTCACCCTTGTGGACAGACCCGCGAAACAGCAACGGCATTCGCCCCTGGTAACCTACCGACAGTTCCAGCGGGGTATACTCGTCTTCATCTTCGTCTTTCACCAGTGCCAGCCGATTCGATTGACGCAAGTTCCACACCTTCAGGATCAGCTTGTTCAGCGCCACGTCCGTGCTTTTGGTGGCACTGAAGGTGATGTTGATAGGCGGAACTACAACCACCGCTTGATTGCCGACACCGATGGTCAGTTGGTAATCACGAAGGAACCGGGTCATTCAGGCACCTCCAGACCACGAACGTTTACCATCTCACCAGGCGTGACAAAATACAGCCCACACCGTCCCGTCTCGAAGTCGTCACGGCGGAAAGGGTCAATGCCGGTATCGTCCGTCAGCACCACGGTGAAATCGAACGGAAAGTTGAAGCTGCGAATGTGCAGCACTGACGCACTCAGCTTGATGCCACGTTGCACCTTGCCCGCGTACTCCACATCCATGACCCATATCTGCACCACGGGAAGGAATCGCAGCGTCAGGGTGATCTGACCATTATCGATCAACAGCGTGTGACGCTGGTGCGGGTCTGTTGTGATATTGCCAATTCGAATCATGGTTACCTGCCCAGAATGGAGGACGCCAGGGAGCGTGTGCGCGTCCCTTCAGCTTCAGCCGCTTCGGTTGTTGTCTCCTGCGCACCCTGGTTGGTTTCGCCTGCCACCGATGCCTGAGTAGCTGGCGCGGGTGCCTGATAGAACTGTTCAACGTTAGTATAGATCAGCTCTACGGATTCCACTTTCTGCAATGACAGCTCGAAGCGAATGACTTCAAACTGGTTGTCCCGACTGACAGACAGTGACGTAATCGCCATGTCTTCGTGTGTCCGGTAGGCCGCGTCTACGCTGATCAGTTGCTTGCCGTAGTACACCGCTTCAATGAAGTCGATGAACTGCTCACGCAACGGCTTTGCTGTCGCCTGGGGATTGAACGCATTGAACGCATTGCGCCCGATGTTAATCAGCCTGTCAGCACGATCCACCGCATCCATGACGCTTTGTCCAATGGACTGTATATTGTTCAGTTGCGCCTGGGTACGGTTGGGCAGCAGGGTTGTCACCTGACCCACCGAGCTATCACTTGGAATGGTGATAGGCAGCGGGGGAGCAAGGCGAATGTGAAGGTCAGACACTTCACCGCTGATCGTCATGGTCAACGGATTGTTGATGATGTGGTCAGTCGCAACCGTGCCATCTTCCAGCACTTGAGTCGGCACCTGGGCGGTGTAGTCGGTAGCGTCATTGACCTTGGCAAACAGCGTGAAACCACCGATGCCGACTTCCGTGTCAGCACCGCCCTGAAGCGCTTTGTTACGACCGTTGATGTAGTCCCTGATCACATGCCACCTCGATTACTCATGGTGCGAGTGTCTTCCATCTGGCGTTGCAAGGCGTCCTGCACCGCTGCACCAGCCCGTTCAGGATCATTGGTCGAAATGTTGATCTCGACGTTCTGGTCAATGTTGCTGTTCCATGATTGCTGTGTGGTGCTTCGATCCACAGCGGTATCTCGGTCGAACGGTAGGTTGACAGCCTGTTCATCCGCCATAGCTGTCTGGCGCGAGTCTGAAAGCGTGGGTCTTTCTGCTTCCTGATCGTCACTGATCAGGTTGATGGCCCAATCCGGCAAGATGTTCATCATCAAGCCTTTGATGTAGTTCGTCACCGTGTCCCACATGCCCATGATGCCGTCAAGCATGTCCTGGAACATGCCACGCACCCAATCAACCCACGCCTGGAAGGCACCTGCCAGCTTGTCGAAGGCAATCATGAAGCCTTCCACCATCAGGCCAGCAACGGCCTCCATGATGGCTCCTGCACCTTCCGCCAGGGTGGTGAACAACCCCAGCGCATACTCCACCATGGACGCCATGGCATCACCGATGTGATCCCACGCCGCGCCGAAGTCACCTTGAATGATGGCAGCAACGGCTTTGAACATGGATTCGATAGCGTCAACAGCCGGGGAGAACACTTCGATCACCAGTGCAACGGTTTCTTCCACCACTGCCACAATGGCTTGAAGCGCGGGGCGAATGTCGATGCCGAAGAACGATTCGAAGAAGTCAGCGATGACGGACTCGCCACCCTGGAAGGCAACAATCAGGTCATCAATAATCAGGATCGCCCCAAGGATGGCAGCAGTCCAGAGCACAAATGGTGAGAGGATGATTTTCATGACGCCACCGAAACCGATGGCCGCTACCTTGGCGATAGCGAAGCCAGCCGCCACAGCCGCGAAGATGGGCCACATGCGTTCCAGCATACCCATGGTGGATGCCACTACTTCACCCAGCCAGTTCAGACCGTTCATGATCAGGTCTTGGTTGGCTTCCAGCAGGTTTACAAACCGGTCAACAAGGTCACCCATCATAGGCGCGAAGCCCACGGCAACCATGTTCTGGATACCCTGCATGCCGAATCGCAGAGTGGTCAGTGAGTCGTTATAGCTGGCAACTGCACCGCCCTGTTCTTGAGTCACCACGCCAAGACGCTGCGCACGGGCACGCAGACCTTCCACTTCCTCACTGGTGCTGGACAGAAGCTGAATCATGGAAGGATCGATGCCCAGCTTGTCCAGCACGTTCATGCGCTCAGATTCACGCATGCCCGCCATGGTGTCGGTAAGCTCCAGCATCACCTGATCAGCCGCCTTGATCTCCCCGTTAGCGTCACGGAAAGAGATTCCAAGGTTCTCCACGACTTCCTTCGCGGGACCAGTGCCAAGCTGCTCAAACTCACCGATGCGCTTGGTCATCTCACGCACGGATGCGGACACCGCGTCCAGGCTGGAACCGTTCACCGACGCGGCATAACCCAATTCTTGAATGGACTCCAGTGCTACCCCTGTTTCTCGGGATAGCTGCACCATGGGGTCAATGGTGTTAAAGACGGAATTCGCCCACGCGAACATTGCACCGGAAGTAGCGGTGATACCCGCTGCCACTCCGGCAAGCAACTTGATGGAACTGTCCAGCCCGGTATTGAACTCACGTTGCGGTCGTAAGTCGCCTTGGAAGCTGAACCGAGTAACTACCTCATTTACGACCGCCATTGCGCGATTGCTCCAACTTATGATGTTCAATGTCTGCTGTGATCATCTCAAATTCCACAATGTCCAGCAGCTCAGACGTGTCCAGTTCTTGCAGCTCCTTCAGTGTACCGTACCCGGCCTTCACCAGCGCCAGGTACGTGAACATTTCATCGCTTACATTGGTTTTTTGGATGAATTTTTCTGAGCCGGGACGCCGGGGGATTGCGAGCCTGTAACGCTCGCGGGCATAAAAGGGTAGCTGATCACCGCCAGAGCCGTACTGACGAATGTCAGATAGTCCTGGGGGTAGTCTTCCCAATGGTTCGGCAGCTTCTCCAGCAGGCTGTCATCAATGCTGACGCTGGATTCAATGATCTTCTCCACGTTCTTGAATCGCGGGTCATCCAGAAAGCTGAAGTCCTGACGTTGGATATCACGTTGGATGGATGAAAAGAACGCGAACACGCTTCGTCGCTGCTGATGACGCATCTTCAGGAAGTGGTATTCACGACCATTGATATCGGCAAAGCCGTCATCATAGACGGCTTTGATCATCTCCATGCCTTGTTGCTGTTGCTGTTCCACGTGCTACTCCTTAAATGTTGCGCTTGCCGCGACGGAAACGGATGACGTATTCCATCTGCCCATTGCCATCCTGGTTGTTCTTGGTGTCAGTCGGCAGGGTGGTCACGCTACCGGCTTCCAGCGTCCATGATTCGGTGAACTCCTGACCGTCACGGAAGAAGGTTTCCTTCACGCTGCCGTTGATCACCACAGGTTCTTCACTGTTGATCCACCCGGTCAACAGCACATCATCAGCGCCGTACTTCTGCACCCGGAAGGTGAGGTCATAGACGTTACCGTCCATGCGCTTATTGATGTTCACACCGGTCTGTGTGTTGACGTGCCCCGTCAGCGGATTGACGGGGGCCAGGGTCAGGAAGTCGCCTTCACTGAACTGAGTGATGCCTGCACCATTCAGAATCAGCGACGTGCTATCAGCGGCGAGTGCGATAGTGCTCATGTGTCTCCCCCTTACAGGTTGAAGTTGATAATGACATCCACTTTGTGGATCGCACCGGCATTCTTCACCGCTGCCTGCAATACTGGAGACTTACGCTCCTGACGGTCGGACTGAGGCTGATCAGCCAGGCTGCCAGCCAGCCAGTAGAAGCCGTCTTCCTCAATGGCCCGGTTGAAGACTTCGATGTTGCCGAAGCTGTCAGGGCTGGACCATGTACCCGGTGCGAACACGCCCGCACGCACAAAGCCGCGTGTGGTCTTCTCACCCTGGTCAACAATCTGCTGGACACCCCGGCGAGTCTGGGGAATCTTGGTGCCTGTCAGCGATAGCAGGTTGAACATGTCAGTCTGCACCGCGTCCACGAAGGCAATGAGGTTGTAGACGCTATCCACGAATTCATTGGCGGGGCTGGTCAGAACAACCGGCACGTCCTTCACGCTGGTGTAGATATCCAGACCCACACGGTAGGCTGAATCAATTTCCGTCTGGCTGTATTCCTCAGCCGGAACAGACAGCGTTTTCAGGTTCATGGTGATGGCGCTGTTCTCGGCGTTGAAGTTCACTGTGTGCGCCCGCGCCATGTAGGTCACTGCCAGCTTGCGGTTACCTGCTTTGCTGTACAGGCAGCGGAACTCATTCTGACTGGCAAGACGCACCTGCCACACCGGGTTATCGGTGGATACTTCCAGGTAGGTTGAACCGCTGAAGACGTTGTAGACCAGCACGGAGTTTGCGCCTGCCCATGCGGCGATGGTCGGCACTTCCGCATCCAGCACGCGGTCAATGAAGCACACGCCCTTGAAGTTCACTTCCGCCTTGACGGCGCTTAGACCTTCCAGCTTGTCTTCAATCGCCAACACTTCTTCATCGGCACCCTGCACCAGAGACGCGCCAGAGCCGTCAGACAGCGCCAGAATGTCACCGATGAACTCGCCTGCACCCTCAGGGGTGAAATAACCCAGCGTGGACGTAGCGCCCGTGGTGCTGCTGGTCAGGATGAATCGACCGTTCACGTGCTCGAAGGTGGCACCGGTCAGTTCGGTATCGATGATATCAGCAACGTCATCGAAGCTGATGGCAGTGCGGAAATCCAGGCTTGCAACCGTCTGTTCAACACCATCGACTTCAACAATGAAGGAACCGTTGTCCACGGTGTTCAGTGTTTGCAGGGTGGACGGTTCGGAAAGCTGCACACCGTGGAGAGTCGCGGACGTAGCTGGTACGGTTTCCGCTTGCCCCCGGTAATATCCGACGATCAGGGAGCCGCCGAAGTTCACCGCGTTGGGCTGCGTGCCGAAGAAGGTGGCAGCGTACTGAGACACAG